ATATCCGAATGCTCCAACCCGTGACAAATTGTTCACGCGTTGGGGCATGCTGAAATCAGAGCGCGCATCTTGGTGGGCGCATTGGCAAGAGATCACCACGTTCCTGCTGCCCCGCAATGGGCGTTATTTCGTTCAAGATCGAGACAAGGGCTGGCGTCGTCACAACAACATCTATGACAACACCGGCACCCGCGCGCTGCGTGTTCTTGGCGCGGGCATGATGGCTGGCGCAACGTCGCCTGCACGCCCTTGGTTTCGCCTTGCCACCGCCGACAGCAGCCTCAACAAATATCAGCCGGTGAAACTTTGGCTCGATGAAGTGACGCGCCGCATGCAAGTGGTGTTTCAGCGTTCGAACACCTATCGCGCATTGCACGGCATGTATGAAGAGCTGGGCGCATTTGGCACGTCGGCCTCGATCATCCTGCCGGATTATCAGACAGTGGTGCATCATTATCCAGTGACGATCGGGGAGTTCGCCATTGCTCAAGATTATCAGGGCCGCGTCTGCACACTGTATCGAGAATTCGAAAAGACTGTTGCGGAGCTGGTCAAGGAATTCGGATACAAGAATTGCTCGACGACCGTTCAGAACATGTACGACCGAGGCAGCCTCGACCAGTGGATTAGAATTATCCATGCGATCGAGCCGCGCGCTGATCGTGATATACGGAAACGCGACAGTCTCAACATGGCATGGGGGTCTTACTACTTTGAAGTGGGCGGCAGCAAAGACAAGTTCCTGCGCGAAAGCGGCTTCAAAGAATTTCCCGGTGTAGTGCCGCGCTGGGCAACAGCCGGCGGCGACATCTATGGCAACAGCCCCGGCATGGAAGCACTTGGCGATGTGAAGCAGCTTCAGCATGAACAGCTTCGCAAGGCTCAGGTCATCGATTATCAGACCAAACCACCGCTTCAGGTTCCAACTAGCCTGAAGAACCGCGATGTCGAAACGCTGCCGGGCGGTGTGACCTTTGTCGAAGGGCAAAGCCAAGGCATCAAAACTGCGTTCGAGGTGAACCTCAACCTTCAGCATTTGCTCGAAGACATCCAAGACGTGCGCGAACGTGTGCGCGGCGCGTTCTACGCAGATCTGTTCTTGATGCTTGCCAATGCAACCGACACGCGCATGACAGCGACCGAAGTGGCAGAGCGTCACGAAGAAAAGCTGCTGATGCTTGGTCCGGTGCTTGAACGCCTGCACAACGAATTGCTCGATCCGCTGATCGAAAGCACGTTCAATCGCATGCTTGAAGCCGGCATGATCCCGCCTCCGCCGGAAGAAATGAACGGCATGGAGATCAGCGTCGAATTCGTTTCGATGCTCGCGCAGGCCCAACGCGCGATCGGCGTCAACAGCATCGATCGATTTGTCGGCAACCTCGGTGCGGTCGCACAGTTCAAGCCCGATGTCCTCGACAAGTTTAATGCCGATGAATGGGCAGATGCGTACAGCGATATGCTCGGCGTTGATCCCAATCTCATCATCGGCAATCAGCAAGTTGCTGTGCTTCGTCAGGCGCGCAATGAGGCCATGGCAGCCAAAGAACAGATGGCCGCAATGCAGCAGCAGGCAGCCACCGCCAAAGATCTGTCTGCGGCAAAGACTGACAATCCAAACATGCTGACCAATGTCATCGACATGTTCAGCGGTTATAATACCCCGTAACGGAAGGAACATAAGATGGCAGCCCCCGGCAACAAAGGCACCTTGCTCTATGGCAACATGGACAAAGGTTCAAAGGATGTAAGCGGCGCAAATGAATTCATCAGCAAGCTAATGGATGGCGTGACCGCGCTTCACAAAGTTCATTTGATGACCGCAGGCCCCGGCAGCTTTGCCGCGCATGAGGCTCTTGGCGACGTATATGGCGCGCTTGAAGACGGCCTCGACAATCTTGCTGAAAGCTACATGGGCTGCACCCAGAATGCGATTGCGTTTGGTGATGTCGACGCATCAAATTATTCCGCCGAAGCTCGCAAGATCTATGATTACATCGAGGCTAATCGCGGCATGATGGGGCCTGAAAGTCACATCCAAAACCTGATCGATGACATTCTCGACAAACTCGCTCGCGACCTGTTCAAGCTCGATCGCCTCGCATAAGGACCATCACCATGCCGATGATCAACATGAAGTCAAAGCCGGAAGTCGAAGAGATGCCCGGCCAGACCGAGGCAGATGAGCCTCGCTATCCATACGGCCTGTGCATCCGCCTTGGCAAAGATGAGCTGGAAAAGCTTGGCATCACCGCGCTCCCCAAGGTGGGCGGCGAAATGATGATCTCGGCCCGCGCTTATGTGAAGAGCGTCAGCTCTTATGAGACGCAGGGCGCTGGCGCTGATAGCTCGATCGAGTTGCAGATCACCGATATGGAAATCGGTCAGACCGAAAAAGCCACCAATGAAGACCGGGCAACCGCTCTTTATGGGGCAGGCAGCGAAGGCAGCCGCATCAACGGCCTGTCCAACGCTCTGTATGGTGGCGGCTAATGGTCATCCGCCATTATCCATCGATGACGGAATTGGCTCGAACAGAGCCTTTTCCTTTGCATGTTGCGCGTGGCCTGGTTCAGGGCCACACCAGCTTGAACATTGCTGGATACCAGGCGGCGGTCAGCTCGACCTTTATCCCGATCTGGGAAAACGCCACGCCGTATGTGTACCCTACAGCGGCGGGCGTTTTGCATTTGTGGAGTTCCAGCGCCTCTGACGTTGCGGTGCTGATCCAGATCAACGGCCTTGATGCCGATTATAATCAGATCAGCGAGCAGCTTCTGCTGACCAACGGCACAACGGGCGTTTCGACCGTTAAGTCTTATTTCCGTGTGCAAGGCATCTCGGTTATTGATGGCGTCAATCCGGTTGGAACGATCCGCCTGGGCAACAATGGCAAGACCACAGTCTATGCCCAGATCGCCATCGGCGCGGGCACAAGTGCCATGACAATCTACACCGTTCCTGCTGGATACACGTTCTACCTGGCAAAGGTAAACGCATACACTCATCAGTCAAACAACCAGCAGTCCAACTATCGGTCTTATACGATCAACTCGTCTGGCATTGTGCGCGCCGTTCTTCAGGTGCCTTTCAACGGCGAATACATTTCTGAAAAGACTGTGCCGCGCGCCTATGCAGAAAAAACCGATTGCCAGTGGCAATGCAGCTCCAGTGCGACATCCGAAATTGGAATGCAGGTCGAAGGTATCCTGATTAAAAACGACGAAAGTTGATGACCAAATCAGGCGTGCCATGTTAGTGTTGCCAAGACCGCAACGCAGCGGTCTGGGAGAACAAAACATGCGTACCATCGATGATCTGATTAACCAGCTTAAAGCCGACAACTATCGCATCGAGGAGCGGGCCACCCGCGAGATCGATCGCCTCCGCCAGCATTGCCTGGCTTTCTTTGACCACCAGCAACAGCAGACCGACAGCTTTGTAACGGCGGTATCGATTAGCCTCGATCAGCTTATGGTCAACATCAAAGAAGGCTTTCCTGACAAGCTTGCATATGAGGAAGGCGATGAGCCGTTCCCTGCGGTTGTCACTGGCCGTCATCTTACGGAAGAAGAGCAAGCCAAGATCATGGCAAACCTGGCTGCAACCGTAAGTCAGGGTCAGCAATGACCGTCGAGAAAGATCCCCCGGAAATTAGGGAGATCACCCCGGTGGCCGAGGCGGAGCGAGATCTATATCGAGCCGCTCTCAGCCGCCTGGTTAAAGCCCTCGACAAAGAAATTGAACCCAAGGATCTTTCTCTTGGGTTTCAATCCGCCGTCACCTTTGCGCGCAAAGTTTTAAAGCGCGATCAATAAGCGCAAGGTGCCCGTATCCGAAACCCCCGTGGATAGATTTGCAACATGAGCAACTACGATCCCCTTGATCTCAAGGGCCAGGAAAAGCGGAAATCTGAAAAAGAAATTCGCGACAGGCTGTCCCGCGAAACCGAGGAAGCGGATATCAAATGGCTCATGGGTAGCAGACGGGGACGCCGCATTTTGTGGCGTCTTCTGGATCACACGGGTGTTTTCCGGCTGTCGTTCAATACCAACGCAATGCAGATGGCATTTGCAGAGGGAAACAGGAACTACGGCAATCGAACACTGGCAGCGATCCACTCGACATGCCCAGAGCTATATCCATTGATGATCAAGGAGCAAGCAAATGACAGAGATGCAGATGACGGAACCAGCCGCAACGACCCCTGAAGGCCAGGCCGCATCGCAGGAAGCTATCGCGAACGCGCTGTACAACGCGGGAGAGGTAGCTAATCAGCAGCAGGCCAACCAGGGACAGGAACAGGCCAGCGCCGAGGAAGGCGATGGAACTGTCAAGTCGGAAGGCGAAGGTAAGGAAGCCGAGAAAGGCGCTCCTGAAAAGTACGAATTCAAGTCACACGATGGCAAAGAATTCGACGCCGGAACGCTAGAAGCGTTTTCGGAAATCGCCAAAGAGTTGAACCTTACCCAGGAGGCTGCACAGAAGCTGCTCGATCGCATGGGTCCGACAATCGAGACCCAGCAAAAGGGCCAGCTTCAGGCTATCCATAACGGATGGGTGGAATCTTCAAAAGTTGACAAAGAGTTCGGTGGCGAAAAGCTCGCCGAAAACTTGGCAACAGCAAAGAAAGCCCTCGATACGTTTGGCAGCCCTGAACTGCGTGCGCTGCTTGAACAGTCCGGCCTAGGCAACAACCCTGAAGTCATTCGCTTCATGTTTAGGGCGGGCAAAGCCATCAGCGAAGACAGCTTTGTCGGCAGATCTACGGGAGCAGGGAAACCGATGCCCAAGGATTTTGGCGGCTTGGCCAACGCGCTGTATTCCAACCAGCAAAACTAAACTAGGAGATCAACATGGCTACGCTTGCAACCACTAACCTCACGCTCGCCGATTGGGCGAAGCGCACCGATCCAGATGGCCGTATTCCGATCGTCGCTGAACTGCTCTCGCAGTCCAACGAGATCCTGGAAGATTGCGTGTTCAAGGAAGGCAATCTGCCGACCGGCGAGCGCGTTGTCATCCGTACAGGCCTGCCGACCGTTTACTGGCGCGCTCTGAACCAGGGTATTCCGTCCTCGAAAAGCACCACGGCCCAGGTCGATGAAGCTTGCGGTATCCTCGAAGCCCGCTCGGAAGTCGATAAAGATCTGGCCATGCTCAATGGCAACACGGCTCAGTTCCGCCTGTCGGAAGACACCGCGTTCCTGGAAGCTATGAACCAGACCCAGGCAACCACGCTGTTCTACGGCA